ATCGTTTTTACTTTCGCAGTATTTTTGCCCATATTCCCAGATGGTCGAATTAAGGCGCTGTCTGATCTATTCGGATTGTTCTACATCGGGCAAGCGGGAGTGATAGGCTCTTACATGGGCATGACTGCCTACATGGCTAAAGGTAAATAATTTTAATCAAAGGAGAATGAGAATGGTAGACTGGATTAAAGATAGAATGAAAGAACCGTCGAGCTATGCGGCTTGTGCCGTGGGCGGAGTAGGAATTGGCGTCTTGATTGACCAACCAATCGTAATTATGGTTGCTGTTGGCGCTGCCGCAATTGCGTTCGTATTGCGGGAGAAGGGCATCCTTTGATGCTCAAAATATATGTCTTAATAATAGTGATAGGTCTCGTGGGCGGTTCAGTCTACGGGGCCTATTATTACTATAAGGACAGCCAGCAGCGTATCCAAATCCTGACCGAGAACACCGCGAAGCTAGAGACGGCCAAGAAGCTGCAAGACGCCACGATCAACACGATGATCGAGGATCGGGAGCGTTTTTCGGTATTGACTAAGAAATTGCAGATCAAACTCGACCGGGCTAATTCTTACAAGAATGTTCTGATTGGGAAGTTGCGAAAGCACAACCTTGCAAAGCTCAGTCTCAAGAAACCCCGTTTGGTAGAAAAGAAGATCAATGCTGGAACAAAAAAGTTATTCCGCAGTCTTGAAATTATCAGCGGTGCTCCTGCTCCTGCCCCTGCTAAGTAGCTGCGCTGGATTTAAGAAAATACTGCCGGTTGAGATCAAGACAATCGAGGTGGAGCGGAGCATACCTATCCAGAAGCAGCCGCGTGCGGTGTCGCTTAATGACATCCATTTTTATGTGGTTACTCAGGATACTTTTCCGGCTTTCAAAAAACGGTTCGTCAAGGAAAACGGTGACCTTTTGTTCTATGCTCTAAGTGTGCGGGACTATGAGACGCTTGCAATGAACATGGCGGAGATAAAGCGGTTCCTTGCACAGCAGAAGCATATTATTGTCTATTACGAAAAAGCGGTTAGCCCGAAGGTAAAAAAGTAATGCCTCGAAAGAAAGAAAAACCTATCCGTCGCACCACTTCTGGTAAAGGTGCCAATTACCGCAAGACAAAATCTGGTGCAGGCATGACCTCAAAGGGGGTGTCGGCTTATCGGAAGGCTAACCCGGGCTCTAAATTAAAAACGGCAGTTACGGGGAAGGTGAAAAAGGGTAGCGCAGCGGCTAAGAGAAGAAAGTCTTATTGTGCTAGGTCTGCCGGACAAATGAAGAAGTTCCCTGCCGCAGCTAAAGATCCAAACAGTCGCTTAAGACAGGCTAGGAAAAGGTGGAAATGCTAATGGCAAAAAAACGAGGTCTTTGGGACAACATAAACGCTAAAAAGAAACGTATTAAGAAGGGCTCCGGGGAAACCATGAGAAAGCCGGGATCAAAGGGGTCTCCTACAGACAAGGCTTTTCGGATATCTGCAATGAGGGACGGAGGTCTCGCTACCAGAGGCAACGGAGCCCTTATGAAGGGTAAGCGCACCAAGTGTAGGATGACGTAATGGATGGAATACGACTTGCGGAACACCTTTTGAAGTCAATTCGAGAACGCCGAGATCGCATTGTCGAGATGATGGCTGCGGGAAACGTCTCCAGCCAAGAAGAGTATAAACAACTGGTTGGCAACGTTGAGTCATTAGACTATATAGGACAGGAGTTGAGAGAAATCTTAGAAAAGGCGGATTAATGTCCGATAAGTCTGAATCTTCCAAACCCGACAATCTCATTTCTATAAAAGAGGCCTATGTGAAACCAGAGGACAGGGTCTTAGACCCCACAAAGTTGCCCGAGAAGACTTTAGCTCGCTTGCCGGAGCCCACAGGTTGGCGATTATTGATCCTTCCTTACGCAGGTAAGGGGCGTACCGAGGGGGGTGTAATTCTCCCGGATGCTGTAATGGATAGAGAATCAGTAGCCACAGTGTGTGGATATGTACTAAAAGTAGGTCCGCTGGCCTACGAGGATAAAAAGAAGTTTCCTAGTGGAGCGTGGTGCAGGGAGAAGGACTGGATTATCTTTGGTCGCTATTCCGGCGCTCGTTTCAAGATAGACGGCGGCGAAGTTCGTGTTTTAAATGACGATGAAGTCATTGCGGTTATCCAGGATCCCGAAGACATCCTGCATTTTTAACATGGGAGATAGACCATGCCAGTAGAAGATACCGAAGACCTAGTTGTAGACATCCCGGACACGGGGGATTCTATAGACGTGGTAGTAGAGCCTTTAGAGCTAGATTCGGAAGAGTCGGGCACTGAAGTTCCGGAAGAAGAGCATCTGGAATACAGTAAGAAGGTCAAGCGCCGCATTGACAAACTAACTAAAAAATCCCGGGAGATGGAGCGGCAACAGGCCGCCGCAGTTGATTATGCCCGAGGTATGCAAGAAGAGAACAATCAACTTAGGACTCGTGTACGAGACTTAGATCAGGGTTATGTTGCGGAATACGGGGACAGAGTCGCCACGCAGGCAGATTCCTTGTCCCGAGATTTGGAAACTGCTATTGCGACGAACGACACCTCGGCTCAGGTTGAACTAAACAAGAAGCTTGCTCAGCTAGCTATTGAAGAGGAGCGTGTTCGGACGGCTAAACAACAACAGGCCGCGCAGGGTTCTCAGCAACAACAGCAGCAGCAATACCAACAACAGCAATACCAACAGCAGCAGCAGCAGCAACAACAGGTCCCCGCTCGGGTTGATCCTCGGGCTACGACATGGGCTGGGAAGAATGCTTGGTTTGGCGAAGACGACGCGATGACCTTCGCGGCGTTCGGAATACACAAGACCTTGATCGAAGAAGAAGGCTTTGACACCGAAAGCACTGAGTATTACGATGAGATTGACAAACGAATTAAGAGCGCGTTTCCACACAAGTTTAATGATGCGCCCTCCTTTACAGAATCGCGGCGTCCTCAACAGGCCGTCGCTTCTGCCACTCGCTCAGGATCAGCCGGGCGCAAAACAGTGAAGTTGTCTCCAAGCGAAGTTGCGATAGCAAAGAAACTTGGGGTTCCTTTGGATCAGTACGCGAAATACAAACGCTAGGAAAAGATAATGTCAGAAGAAAATATTGATCGTTCTCCTCGCGCCTCTAAGACTCGGACGGCTAAACCCCGCAGGCAGCCTTGGAGACCCCCATCCGTTTTGGATGCACCAGACCCGCCAGAAGGTTATGTCCACAGGTGGATTAGAGCTGAAATTAGGGGCTTTGACGACCGCAAGAACATCTCTGCTCGAATGCGAGAAGGATGGGAATTGGTCCGAAAAGAGGAATACCCAGAGTTTGAGGCACCCACCGTTGATAGTGGAAACTACGAAGGAATTTTTGGCGTGGGCGGGCTTCTGCTGGCTCGTATTCCACTTGAGATCGTTGCGGAACGTAAGTCATACTTTAATCAGATGAGTTCTGATGCAATGACTGCGGTTGACAATGATCTTATGAAAGAGACCCAGCATCATTCGATGGCGATTCAGAAACCTGAGCGCCAATCGCGCGTGACCTTTGGAGGTCCTAAACGTGGTGACGTATAGGACATATTGTTTTGAACCCTTTTGCTTTAAGGAGCATAAGAAATGGCTAACATTAACGGAAGCTTTGGCCTCCGTCCGCTTAACAAACTAGGCGGCGGAGCCAATTCCACGGGGCTGACTGGCTATACTCAATACGAAATCGCTTCAGATAACGCTGGCAAACTCTACCACGGACAGATCGTCGTTCCCCTCGCTTCGGGGTATATCGACCATACATCTAATGCCGCTGGTGGAACTGTTAGTGCTCTGGGTGTATTTCAAGGTTGTGAGTATGTCTCCAGCACCACTGGAAAACCAACTTGGAGTAACTACTGGCCCGGATCTGGAGCAGACAGCAACCATCCGGTTAAAGCCTTTATCAATGATGACCCTAGTCAGTTGTATGTCGTTGCGACAGACGCTACGTGGACAAACAAGGCAACGGCACGCGCAAGTGTGTTCTTGAATGCTAGTACGTCTACCGGGGTCACAGGCACTGATACTACGGGTGTATCACTAGGCCGTCTGGCTATCAGTACTCTGGCAACAACCAATAGCTTAACGCTACGAGTTATGGGTTGGGTTGAGGATCCTATGAATGAGGACTTCGCAGCCGCCGGAATTGGCGCAATTGTCAGGTTGAACAACAGCTTTAATGCACCTACGGGTTCCATTGCTGCTGGCACCGTTTCAACCACTGGCGTATAGGAGGGTTAGAAAATGGCTATTAGCAGAGCACAACTCGTAAAGGAGTTGGAACCCGGCCTGAACGCATTGTTTGGAATGGAATACGATCAATATGATCGCGAGCACGAGCAGATCTTTTCTATGGAAAGTTCTGACCGCGCTTTTGAAGAAGAAGTGATGTTATCCGGTTTTGGGGGTGCTCCCACTAAATCGGAAGGAAGTGCTGTATCTTTCGACGACGCGCAGGAAGCTTATACTGCTCGTTACACGATGGAGACGATTGCACTCGCCTTCTCTATTACGGAGGAAGCTGTTGAGGATAACCTTTATGATCGACTTGCCGGTCGTTACACGAAGGCCCTTGCTCGTAGCATGAGTCAGACAAAGCAGGTTAAGGCCGCCTCGGTTCTTAACAATGCGTTTGATAGTGGGTTTACGGGCGGTGATGGTATTGAGCTTTGTGCCACAGACCATCCGCTTGTTACCGGAAGCACTTTCCGTAACGAGCTTGCCACAGCAGCAGATCTTAACGAGACAAGTCTTGAGCAGTCTCTGATTGATATTGCCAGCTTCGTCGATGAGCGGGGCCTCAAGGTTGCCGTTCGCGGTATGAAACTGATTGTTCCTAAAGAACTTCAGTTCACCGCGGATCGCCTTCTTGAATCCACTCTTCGTCCTGGTACTGCGGATAACGACATTAATGCCATGCGGAACATGGGAATGCTTCCGGAAGGTTATGCCGTCAATCACTTTATCAACGACACGGATGCGTTTTTCATTATGACGGATGCTCCTAACGGCCTGAAAGGTTTTAACCGGACGGCTGTGCGGACTTCTATGGAAGGCGACTTCGACACTGGCAACGTGCGGTATAAGGCTCGCGAACGTTATGCGTTTGGCTGGTCCGATCCACGCGGCATCTTCGGTTCACCCGGAGCGGCATAAGAAAAAGGGGGAGGGGAAACTCTCCCCCACTTTCTGGGAATCACATAACCCTAGCGACTGTCCCAGCAGACGCTTACGAAGACTCTAGGGCAAATCTCTCGTAAGGAGGAACAAGACATGGCTAATACAACTTTTAACGGACCAGTTCGTTCAGAAAACGGTTTTGAAGACATTAGTGTCGCTTCCGGCACTGGAGCGGAAACTACCAACAGCACATATGGGGAAAACGCCTCAATTGGCGGTACTCTTGCTGTAACAGGTGCAATTTCCGGCACGTCAACACTTACTGCCAGACGCTCCGTCAACACAGACTTCAACGCAGCGGCGGCAAAAACAGAGACCTTGACGGCGGCTCAATCGGGCACTTTATTTTTAATAAACGGTGCCGCAGCAAATATTGTTAACCTTCCCGCGTTGTCTACAGGCAACGTAGGTGTAACGTATGACTTTCAACTTACTGTGGCTGTCGGCGGAAGTGTAACAACTACCTTCGTACTGCCCGGTAGTGCAGTGTCTAATTTCCAAGGTATGCTGTCGCTTGTGGCAGGTACTGCGGCTAACGCCGTCAGCGATGTTGCAGGCGATACCTTGGCGCTGCCAAACTCAACGGTAGCTAACGCCCGCATATCGATGACCTGCGTTGTCGATGACGGAACCAACTCCACTTGGATGGCAACGGCCCTGTCCACTCCTATTGCTACTATAAGTTAATTCATAGAGACGGGGGTCTAACCACCCCCGTCCTATTATAAGGAGACTACAATGGCTGATGCCGTAACCGCCACAACAGTGCAAGATGGGCCTAAAAAAGCCATAATCTATTGCACAAACACAAGCGATGGCTCTGGGGAAGCTGCTGTTGTTAAAGTAGACGTTTCGGCCCTTGCTTCCCTACAAGATGGGACCGCCTGCACGGGTGTCCGTATTGAGAAGATTACGTTCACCAACGTTGGTATGGGTGTCAAACTTCTCTGGGATGCCTCCACCGATGTCATCGCGGCGCAACTTCCCGCGGATTATTCCGACACCTTGGATTATTCCGACATGAGCGGTCTTCCTAATGTTGCTGCTTCGGGGGGTAATACCGGGGACATTCAGCTCACTACTGTGGGACACAGTAGTGGAGATACTTACTCAATAGTTCTTTACTGTCTGAAAGATTACTCATAAGGACTTGGGGTTAACATGAAAGGTTTCCCATATTATGGCGGTTTCCGGAGCTAAGGATTTTGAGCCTAATGTAGCGGACTACGTTGAGGAAGCCTTTGAGCGTTGCGGACTAGAGTTCCGGACGGGCTACGATGCGGTCACGGCCCGTAGGTCCATGAACTTCTTGTTTGCGGATTGGGCCAACAGAGGTCTAAATCGATGGACTATAGAGCAGGTAAGCCAGACGCTTGTATCGGGCCTTGCCCAGTATCCCGTGGGGACCGTTACGGCTACTGTGGGAGCTTCCACTTACCTCGTTCTTGGAAACACTATTACAGGATCCACTAGTGGTGCGACGGCAGTTGTTCTAACTAAGCCTAGCTCGACCACAATAACACTGAGCTTGCCCTCTGGATCATTCACCGCGGGCGAAACTATAACCAGTTCGGCTAGCGATGAATCTGGTATCAGCACTACTATATCGGCTAACCCTAGCATTAGTGACGTTCAGGCCACCGTGGATGTTTTGTCTGCGGTAATTCGCCGGGACGGCACCGATATCTCAGTTAGCCGGATTAGTCGGGATGATTATTTAGGTATCCCTACAAAATCTACTTCGGGTAGACCCAATCAGTTTTACGTAGATCGTCTTATAAGCCCCGTCCTTAAGGTGTGGCCCACCCCGGAAAACAGCACCGACGTTATATTATATGACCGACTTGTTCGGATAGATGACGCGGGCTCTTCCATTAATACGGTTGAAGTGCCCTTTAGGTTCTACCCCTGTCTCGCAGCAGGTCTCGCCTACTACATCTCTTTAAAACGTGCCCCAGACAGGGTCCAGATGTTGAAATCTGTGTACGAAGAAGAGTTTCTTAGGGCCGCAGAAGAGGATCGAGATCGTGCTAGCTTCAGCATACTCCCCTCCTACAGTTACCTTAGTGCTATCTGATGGCCCGGTATGCCTCAAATAAGTATGCTTTAGGTATCTCGGATCGTTCTGGTGCCGCGTACCGTCTCCGCGACATGCGTAAAGAATGGACTGGGATGCTTGTAGGAAAGGACGAGTGGGAGGCCAAGCAACCTCAGTTGATGGTCGTCAAGACCCCTGCCGACCCACAAGCGCTACGAAACCCCAGGCCGGATAGGACTGAGCCTGCCGTGGAGGTTTTGCTCCAGTGGAATGCTTTTAAGTCCTCCTCCAGTGGTTCCTCGACCATTACAGTTACGGAACCGGGTCACGGTAGGAGCACCGGAGACGTGGTTCGTTTTAGATCAGTAGAAGATTTCGACGGGTTCACGGGGACCGCTATAGAGTCTTCCACGGGGTATTCTATTACGGTGCTCCCCGGAACCGTTGCCACAGATAATGTGTCTTATTACTATACCTTCTCATCAGACAGTGGGACGGCTTCCCTCGGAAACGTTACCGGGGGCGGCGGAGTCTCTACGGCTGGTCCGGTAAGTCCGACAGATTGAGTTTTTGAAATGGCCTACACATACACAACATTGAAGACCGCCATACAGGACTACGTGCAGAGCACGGAGGCTACGTTTGTCAGCCAACTGTCGCGGTTCATCCTGAACGCCGAAGAGCGCATTCTAAAGGAGTGCCAACTTGACGTCTTTCGGAAGTCTTCGCAGGGAACGGCGTCTTCTGGTAATGCGTACCTTCAAAAGCCAAGTGACTTCTTAGCGCAGAACTCTTTGAGTGTAATCAATGGGTCCAGCAAGG